TGAGTGAATAGATCTTGATGGGTTTGTTGTAAAGGGCTTCCGGCACTTTGGGCGGCTCTGGAATATCAAGACCTTTAATATTACGCGCCTTGGTGATCATATCCGCATAGACCTCCATATCCTTCGAGGTCTTTGCCGTCCGCATCACCACGGCAGCGGCGGCCAGCATCCCGTCATACAACATATTCCGGTGCGATTGTTTATCTATTCCGTCATCCATGTAGAACAAATTCACCGCTTCATCGAACATCTGGCGTGAACGTCGATAAGAAATATTGTACGGAGCATGCTGGATGAATGCAATGGCATTTTCCTTGCCATATTTTCGACGTAGGGAGTTCAACAAATAGAGAATGTCCATGTATCGCTGTTCTTCGTCTGTAAGCTCCAAAACGGATCCGGATTGGATATAATCCTGCAGCTTATCAAAGTGCGACCTTTTGAAGTTAAAACCCTCCATATATGATTTCGTCTATTGCGTTTCTGAAATTGGTTGTTTCCCGGAGTTTATCCAGGCGCTGCGCCTGTGTTGCATTCTGATCTGCATCCTCGAGCATGGAAAGACCCTCCTTTGCCTGATAGTATAGGATACCACGGTCATAGTGATACTTCAGCAGACTTCCTTCAAGCATGTAGTAATACATGAATTCGATTTTCGGAACATCGAAATACATGGCTATTTTTTCAGGGGAATATCCCACCGCAGCAAGTTTTTCCAGTTCATCCCAGTTGATTTTCCCCAGCCATTCCGGTGGCCGGTTGTCATCCCAGATGGCTGCTGTCTTGATTATATCTGAACTCATATACTTTTGATGATTTGCAGAAAATGTATTGTTCTTTCATGGCGTTCTCGCCGTAATTCCCGGATCCTTCAACGACGAACATTCCGGCGGGTGTACGAAGACAGGAAACCTTCCGGTGTGTCCATTCATAGCGGACAGAAACCCGGCCGGTTCTGGCCAACTGTTCCAGGCGATCGTACACTTTTGGCATCCGGAACTTGATACTGGCCGAAATCTCTATTTCGACACATCCGATCAAACCAGCTTCCTTCCATCGCACCAGGGAACTAATTATGCGGTCATTGATCGAGTATGTCGCGATGAAAAGGTTTTCCACGCAACCAGCATGGCGAATCAGGTAAACGATGAAGGTAAAAGCATTGAAACTCTTTGTGGTTTCGATGAAAAAGACTTCCTCTTCCTCCGGCAGCCGGCCACAGAGATCCTTTAGGTTCCGGATCCGGAAAAAATGAAGGCGTTCAAACCTTGCCGAATACAAACGGGCATTATTTCGTTCTTTGTTGAGTTCATCCAGGGAAAAGTATTTCATCAGGAAAGCAATCGTTCTACTTCGGCCAGTTCGGCCTTCTTTTCTTCCAGACGTCGCCGACGTTCGGCCTCCAAGTGTGGTTTGTCCTTTTTTTTCAATTCACTTTCAATTCGCCAAATATTATGCTCCAGCTGCAGCTGCTTTCTTACCAGATCCTTGATATTGAGTTTTCGCAGGTTCTTCATCTTATTGAAGTGCCTGAAAATAGGATGTTTACCAAGAACAGTCTTGTGTTCCTTATAATAATCCAGTTCGGCATAGATAAGTCTGTTCTCCTGGTAGTTTTCAATCAGCGTCCGGGCTGTGTCAGCGCACTCCTGCACGTTTGTACAGTCAAAAAGCTGAGCATGCAGGTCCCGATATCGGTAAAAGGAGGAAAATTTATCCGTTACCAAGGCTTTGAGTTCAAGCGGACAGGCAGGATACTGAAGAAAAGGAAACTCATTCCGGAAATTGGCCGTTTTCGATTGGCTGGATGATTCTGCCGCAGGATGCGTAACATCTGACGCGGATATACCTGCCAGTCTCGACAGCTCACGGATGATCAGTTTCAGACTCCTGGACGGATTGGTTCTCACCATCCGCACCAAGAGACTGTTCTGTGAATAGGTCTCCAACAAACCGACACCATCATCAATATTGCATCCGGCGCCAAGCCAACTTAGAATCGCTTCTTTCACTTTTCAAACCTGCACTTTTCCGGGAATTTACGATCAAGCCAATTCATCAGTAGTGTGCTGTATCCGGCTTCCGAATTATTCAAGAAATGTTTCTTGCCGATCAAACTGCGGAATGTCTTTTTCTTTTCTTCCGTTTCCAACTTGGAAACAATTCGAAGCATCCACGGATCAGATTCCCAATTACAAGAATCAGCTGGCACAGACGCATCATTGTGCAAATTGAAGTACATAGAAGCCATCAGGAGGCCATCAGTGCCCATTTCCGGGAATGCATCAAAGACATCTGCCATCTTGGTCTTTTCAAAGAAAAACGGCATGTGTGTATCAAAATTCCGAACGGGGGCTCCTGCCTTAGTCAGAATCGCGATCGTCTTGTCTTTGTTCTGACCATACAGTGATCCACCTGGCACCGATTGAAGCAGCCCGATTGTTTTCAAGACTTGAATATCTGCCAAAGAGGTGGGAGCAACAAAATAGATGTCATCGTTCGACCAAACGAAATTCTCGCCAATACGTTCATCGGCAATGATGTGGCGAACCTTATCCAAAACGTCAGCCTGTGGGTTGGACCCAATACAAGCGTGTTCAATGAACAGAATATCATCACCGAACCAATCTTCTTTATCACCAATTACTACTAGTTGGAAATCATCTGTGAAGTTTTTCGCAATCGACCTAATGGCATAGAGCAGTTCCGCACCCTGGGCTTTCTTTTTCAGATAAGGAATAATTATTGCTACTTTCAATGTGACCGTTTTTTCTGAATTTTCGCTGGTGTCGGTGTCGGTGTTGGTTGACTGATCAGCGGTTACGGTTATTTTCCCATCCAGCTCTTGTTCAGTCGTGGCGGTTTGTTCGACGGTATTAGCTGCTGTTGTCTCCATTTCTGTATCCTGAAAGATTTCAGTCTGGGCTGAATCTTCGCTAGTGCTGGTGTTGGTTGACTGATCAGCGGTTACGGTTATTTTCCCATCCAGCTCTTGTTCAGTCGTGGCGGTTTGTTCGACGGTTTTTTTTGTTGTTGTCATAGTTAAATCAATTTTTGTTATTATTAAAGAATTAAAGCTGCAATTTGCAATTGCAAACACGACTTACAAAGGACAAAAATCCCGACTTCGACAAACAAAGCCGGGATTTCAAACTAAAAAAAATCCAAAAAACACTTCTTTAGATACCAGAGCCATCCGATTCGGAGATACCAAGAGCGGTGTTCACATTGTCGTTATCCGTTGCTGGTACTAACGATTTTGCGATACGTCCAAGTGCTGCTCCGGCAAATTCCTGAGCCATTGTAACAGTATGCTTGTTGGCATCCTTGTTATCCTGGCTGTTGTCCTGTGTGATGCTGAGCGGATTCCCCGGCAAACCAGCAATCTTGCAGTCAACTGAGCTGTCACAAGGTACCTGTATCACACCAAGTTCCGCATTAATATTGTTTTCAACAAATAAATCAAAAGCCTCTGATTCGCCAGGAAATTCGAAGTCGGCATGATGGATAAATCCGCGTGCATCTTTTTCTCCACTTGACTGGTGATATACATTTTGGGTTGTGTTCGTTGCATAAATTCCAACCGGCTGTTTACCGGTCTTGAATGCAAAGGCGGTCGTACGGACATCATTATCCGCCCTGGTGAATATTTCCAAATCTTCAAAACGGAAGACCAACAGGTAAGATTTTTTACCTGTTGGACGGCCTCCATTAACACTTGCTTTTGGTACTGAAACGAAAGAGTATGCCATAATATAAATATATAATTTAGCGTTAAACAATCAGATTAAAGGCCACCGGAAGCTGATCCGGACGTCGAATCCGTCGGAGGAATGTAGGCAAAGATGGCTTCCAGCATTGCAAAGCCAGTTCCTTTACGGAATTCGATAAACACCTTCACATCGTAGTTCTGTACCTGCATATAGATTTTTGCCTGGGCAGGATTCTTTGACATAAGATGCTTCCAGTTTTCTTTGGGGGTGATGAAGAACACACCAGTTCCGAGCATTCCTTCAACCGGTTGCCAGCTGAAATTTGTGAAATCGATTTTGGTTTTTCCTTCATCTTCGTTTTTCGTGTACGGATACTTGGCTAGGTAAGCCTTGTTGTACATCAGAATGACGTCCGGATCCGCATAGACCAAAAGTTTTTTCTTCCGGTAATTTTTAGAAACGGCAGCGACGGCCAGATCAACCTGTTCCAGGATGTTGTCCGCAGTCAAAGTTACACCGTCAAGTAACCAGGCGCCAATAGCAGTCCCAGCAGTTTTCAGAGACTTAAGGATCGTAACATAACCGTCCATTGATGCAGTCGATGCAGAACCGTCTTCACCATCTTTGGTCGGCGTTACTTCAACAAACTTGCCGACAGCCATTGCTTCTTCAAGATCTTCCATCAGCTTGGGAAGGATCAACGCATCAACGATGTATTTTACAATAGGCATCTGGTCGGGCGTCAGCGTTTCGTCATACAGATAACCGATGTACTGGTCAATAATGTCGGCCGGCTTGATAACCACATTTGCTTTCAGGAAGAAATTCTTGATGGTAATCGGAGTAAACTCGGCGGTACCCTTAGGTGTCCAGAACGGAGTGAATTGCTGCAGAACGGAAGAAATGATGGCTTGTGAGGCCTTCCATTCTGTGAGATCAGTAACGATTGTGGTCATAAAATCCGTACACGTCAGATCGGCGGTGAGCCGTTTCAGGATCTCAATTTTTTCGTGAGTGATGTACTTTCCAAATTCCGTCTGCAGTTCAGAGGTGTCAATGGTTGTGTCCGTAGAATACATCATCGAACGGTCTCCATTGTAGAAGTTCTCAATCACCCGGTTGTGCAGCATGTTCATATCCGGACGGAAAGCAACTTTTTTACCCGCTTTTCCGCCTGCAGATAAATCGATTTTTTCCGGAAGATCTGCTTCCGGAAAAAACACCAGTTTATCAATTGTATTCTGAAGCTGTTGTTTTTCAGCCTCCAGTTTATGATTGCTGGATATCGCCTGGTCAAACTGAGTTTTCAGGTTATCATAATTTCCCCGAATGGCCTGTACGGTTGCATTATCCGGAAGTGTTCCAGCGGCTTCTTGTTCGGAAAGTTCTTTTTCAAATTTTCTGATGAGATCTTCTCCGAATTGTTCAACTAGGGATTCTCGTTGTTCCTTCGTCAGAACAATTTTTCCCTTTTCGTCCTCATCCAGAGATTTAACACCAAGAAAAGAAGTAAAGACTGCCAAAATTGAAGAAAAAGAAATTTTAGTTTTTGCCATGTAAAAAATAGATTAAATGTTATAATATTGGTTTACAATCAATTGTTGTCGTATATCGCGGGCCCTTTGTACGGCCAGCTTTTTATCTCCAATCTGATCAATCAGGCCATTCTGCTTGGCATCTCCAGCAAAGAAGGTTTTACCTGCGAGGAGCCCAGGAGTTTCTTCGTTAAGTTTGTTTCCCCTGTTACTCCGTATGGCCTCCTGGAACCTTCTGGCCAGCGGGTCGAGTTCTTCTGTTCTGATTTCATTGTATTGTCCTTTTTTTGCTAATTCGTACGGTCTGTTTTTATACTCGCTCAGACCCGAATAAATGACGTGTTCCGTGATTCCTTCCATTTCATTCATCTTTGAATAGTCACGGAAGGAACACATGACGCCAATAGATCCAACTTCTGCAGAAATATCATTTGAGGCAATTATTTCATGACAATAGCTGGCAACGAAATAGGCAGCTGAAGCACACAAGTCTACAAGGGCAATAACCGATTTCCCCATTTTTTTAAGCCGCTCGATAACCTGAACCATTGGAGCAATGGCATCAATGGCTCCACCTCCTGAATCAATGTCAATAATGACGGATCCGATATTTGGATGAGCACCTTTAACAAATAATGCCTGGGCAATTTCAGTTGTGCCATAGCTGCACCAGGTACCATACTTTAGCATGGTACCATTCAACGTAATAATGATCGTACTTTCCGGTGGAAGATCATCCAAGTTCTGGTCGGATGTTCCTTCCATTGCCGGCCCTTCATCCTCTGGATCTACCTCGGGCGTTGAATACATATATGGAGTTACTTCTGAAAGTAGTTTTCCCTCTTCGGAAGTAAACCCCCGATTGAGCATTTTATCTATGATCAGTCTGTTTGATTCAACCAGGCGCGGATCAATAGCCCAACGACCTTTCAGTATTGAAGAAAGAAGAGGAGAGTAGTTCATCAGCTGACATTGTTACATAGTACAATGCTACTGATGAAAGTTCTTTAAATAAAGGACGGTTATGTGTTAGAGTGGTATTTTTGCCTTTTCGGAAGAATTGCGTTCGAAACTCAGCGTATGTTTGACCGGTGACCCCGACGATGTATGTTGAAGAATGACCGGGTTTTCACCGGTACCTACTATTTTTTGCTGCCCGGTGGCGTATGTAAGCCTGATAATGATTTCTTTCCCAATAATTGATTTCATAGCCTGTTCCATCGTATCATCAGATCCGAACAGGTTTATGTCAAGTTTTTGAGTAATAAAGTCACCTGTACCCTCGTCTTCTTCTGTAAACTCAATAGAAGAATACTTAACCGATATCCAACCTGTTGACAATACTTGTATATAATTTCCCGGATAATCGTTGATCGTTGATTCGGATACGAGTAGATAATCAATTGAAATTATTCGATTTCTTTTTGCACTGTTTCCTGATGCCTGTATCATAACATATTGTATTTACTTAAATTTTTCAGTGAAAAAAGCACATTTTATGTCATTTTCTCTTAGTTTTTTTAAGCTGATATTTATAAATCACTGGATTAAAGCACTTTGAATATCCTTTGATATACTATTTTTCAGATTTTTTCGATTTCTATAGTCGTATTTCTTGATCTGATCAAAATTAATGGCGTTATTTTTCATTCCATATTGTACTAAGAACGATTCTATGATATCTTTTTGCTGAAAACCTTTCTCATATCCTATTGAAAAATAATCGCGTATTCTCCGACGAAACTCTGATTCCAAATATTGATTGATCATTGATTCTTTCCATGTTGGTACATGTACAAAATGGTTCTTTAATATATAATGGCTGTCCTCTGAAACCGGAAGAATCAACCGAACAGGATTTGACATTGGTCGAACCTCATTCGGATGCCTTGATATAGACCACATAGAATCAATATACAATCCAATATCACTTCTTTTTGTCAGAATGATGGATCCCGAGTCGTCTGAATTGAATTCATGCAACAAAAAATCGTGCAGGTGTTTTCTCAGGTCAATGATAATAGAGGGTTTTTCCATTGTTCAAAAGGTGTTTTTGAGGATAAATTTACAAAATATATTGCAGATTATCAATCGAATAATACAAATATTCATAAACTTTTTATCACATAAAAAGACCCTGTGCAGACACCCCTTGAAAAAAACCGTGCAAAAAATCGTGCGCGTGCTACAACACAAAAAATCACAATTATAAACTACTGATAATCAATGAATAAAGTCCGTACTTTTTTCGTACACTTTACATTGATTTTCCAAAATGGCGTACAAAATCGTGCAAAAGGCCATTTCGTACAGGTGGAACAAAATCGTGCAAAAATCGTGCAGTGCATATATTATTGATTATCTGCATATTAAATGACTCTTTTTGGGCGGCTGTACGAAAGTACAGTTTATTTTTACTTTTTTACATAGGTCTATTTTAGAAATGAGAAAATATAAAAAAAGAAGATATTATATATATGTATTCCAGTCGATTAAATGAGGAAGAGAGTGATGGCTGATTGCAAGTCACCCTTATGAGTTTCTAGGCAATTTGTCATTTTCGCGCATTCCTCCCCGGATTGAATGATGAATACGTACCATGGAACAAATGGAGCGGCTAACTTCCGACCGGGTCCGGTACCGCGAAGCAATTCCGACTTCCGGCCATTTTTTGTGTGGTTGTCCCAAATTATAACAATTAAAGGGAAAGGGGGCGCGGGGAAAACGAAGAGCAAAAGAAAATGATACACCTACCGGCAGAAAACAAAGAAGCCACGCTGGAGTGGTAGCGTGGCTTATGATGACCATCTTATCCAAGTTATTTCTTTCCCGGATACTTCAGCGAAATTTTCTGTGCTTTGAAATAGGCGCGTCTCTGGCGTCTGGTCATCTTGTTTAGGATGAGTTGCCGAGTTGCTTCTGCAATCTCAACTTCACGTTCAGGAGTGAGTTGTTTCTGTTCCATGTTTCATATTGACCTTTACAAAGCCTGGCCTAGGCTATATGTTGATGAACTTTAAAATGGGAGATCTTCTCCTGATTCAATATTTCTACACTCATACAAGAATGATTTTTCAAGATGTTTGCTACCACAGCATGGACATTCTTTGAATTTATTAAATGGTTTTCTCCTGAATACTCTTCTTGCTTCAGCCTTAAGAGGCTTTCCATTAACGTCGACAAGAACATGAACCTGATCTACAACAATAGATTCGAAACAATCAATGCAACTAAGCTGAAAGTCACATCTTCTAAATTCAATTGTATTAGGAATAGGCATATTTCTATTTTGTATCACAAAAAATCCCACACTCCCAACTCTTAATAAAACCACCTTTATCAGTCGGTTTTAACTCATCAAGAAATATACGTTTTCCTTGCAATCGTACTAATTTGGCGCCTATCCTACGACTCTGCTCTGCTCTCTGTTGAAAAACTTCTGGAAATTGGTTTCGAACCAAATTCCAGTATGATGGAGATGTGGCTTTCACACATCCGATGCAGTTTGCGTTAGGGAATCCCATATTATAAATTTCAGGCTGCCTTATGTTGTCTCTGCGTAGTTTTTTAAAACAATCATCTTTCGTTACCAGGTTACTTATAAGTACTGGTATGGTATTCGCTCTTTCGTGTTCATTGAAATTCTTTTGCCGTCGCCATTCGTCGAGAGTAAATCCTAAGACGTGAAAATCAATATTGTGATTAAGTTCAAAATGATAACGAGCTTTTCTCTTCAATTCCATCGTGCATGGTGCTCCCGATATTCCAGACATGTATTTTCGTTTGTCAAAGACTTCCATTATTGAAGCATTTGGAAAATCTGGGTTTCTCGCTTCAACAATTGGATGTTGAATATATTCTTCAACAGACTTTAAAAACCTACGATTATCCTCATGTTCCTCAATAACCGGGTTATTTACACACAAGACATTGTGAGTTTTCCCATAGTATTCAATGGTTTTCTTTGCGGCTATTGCGCTAGCTGCCCCGCAGCTAAACCAGACAACAATCGTATCCATATCAATATCCAATTTCGTGTTCTTTGCCTTTTACGACTTCCCAGTCATCAGCACCGCACTTGAAGCATAAACCGGTATCAGGATCTTCTTCCCCGACATTACCACACGAGGCGCAATAATATCGTTCATCGATCAATGGTTGTTTTTCTATTAAAAGTTGTTCCTTCATATTCTTAATTATTTAAGTTTAAAAATCATTCTTATAATACGCTTTACAGCAAAATTCAAAGTCGGATGGAAGCCGGTTGACCCCAACCACGACGGCCATACCTCTGGCTGCCATCTCGTAAAGCCGCTGCGTTGTGATTGTGCTCTTTCTGAAATCATAGGTATGAGCCAGCACGAAATATGCGGTCGACAGATCAAATTCGTAAGGTGTCGTACGTACAATCTTTGCCGCGTCACTGGCTGTCCGGGCAAAACCTAGTTCGGTAGCCAGCCTTGCAATCAGTCGGCGGCGGATATCCTGATCCGAGTCGACAATGACCATGATTTTATTCTCCTTTTTCATCTTTTTCCTCCTTCCGGATTTTCTGTTTTATAGGTTCAACAGGTGAGGTTCTTCGAACCTGCGTATAATCATCTGAAAACTCAAAGTCATACCCCTCACAAATAGCCATACAAACGACCTTGACAAAAAGCGACTGGGAACCAATTGCGACATTCTTCGAAATATTGAAGCACTCTCCAACCCTTAATCCCAGGATGGTATTATAGGTTCTATGCACGAAACTATTAAACCGATCTTTATCCTTGGACTGAACCTCTGTCAGTTCCTTCCAATCTTTAAGTTTGTGTTCTGATAAATCCATGGTCAAAATGCTAAAAGGTCATTACCTGATTCTGCAAAATCTTTATCACCAATAGTGAAGTATTCCACACCTCCGGACTTGTCGTCAATATCCGGCCGGCCGTCACTGTCAAAATAGATTGGTTTACCTGTTATCCGGTCAAAGCGTTGCGGATTAAAGGTGTAGCCTTTCCACTTGCAATATTTGACCACTTTTTTCTTGAACTCGGTTGCACTGATATACTTCCGCTGCAGGGGTGCGTATTCAAAAAAAGCATCATTGAGATCCTTGCGGGCAATCCGGACATTGCGTTTGTCATCAGCAGAAAAGTATTCGTCCGCCCAGTTTATAAAGTCTTCCGTTATTTCCTGCCGGAGCTGCCGTTGCTCCAAACGTTCGCCAGGAGCTTCCACAACACCATATTTTAGATACATCTGGACACACATGGCCAGCATATTCCAACATAAGTTCCATTGATCGAAGTCCCAGTCCGAAAAGAAACGAATCCCAAAATCCTGAATGGGCTTGTGTGTGGCATTATAAAAATCACAGAAGGCTATTTGCCACATTCTGTCACGGTGGGAGTCATCAGACCCCTTGATAGCATGATTGGTCGTTATATACGTCTTGGGAGACAAGTCAAACGGGAACGTAATGCGACGGCCACCCTTATAATTTACCGTCCAGTCTCCGGTGATGCAAGCAAACAGGTCTTCAAAAACAAAACCTTGACGCACGTCATCAATGAATACGATTTTCGTTTTTTCAACCACATCATTCCAAAGAAAATTATCAGTGCCCATGTCATTTTTCTTTCCATTGATATGGACAGTCGGAGTAATTGTCTTGAAGAGTTCACCAACGAGTGATTTACCCGACCGGCCAAAGGAGTCACCGACAGCCGACTGTTTTCCATCCATGGCAATGACAGCCTTAGCGACACTTTGATCCTTACACTCCATGAACATGTAACCTATTGCACAAAGCTTAGAAATGAAATGCACAACGTTCTCATAGCGTTCATCCTCGTTGATAGTGACCATGCTATCACCTTCAGCTATCATTTTTTCTTTTCTCCATGTGAAATTCGAAGCGTTTTCCAAGAATCGGAGGAAGTGGCATTGTTCGCCTTCAGGAGTAATCTTATAACTAAACTTGTCATCCGCATCTTTTGAAACCCGAATGAGATCCGGAAGCTTTGTGGCCGGGAAATCCTTTTTCTGATCAGCCCAAATGTGATGTTTCACCTGAGTATAATCGGTTTCCCGAATTCCATTGACAGTGACCTCCCAGCAATTGGAATCAAAATAGAAATATTGCCGGTCCCGGGCCGGTTTCAAAAAACTTGGATAGATGAATTCGAGAAGGGAGAGTTTATCTGGACCAACATACTGGGAAACACCTTTACTGATCATTTCATTCACAGATTCATTGCAGTTTGCCTCAGTGAATTCAAAAAGGAAATCCCGGGCGTCTGAAGCTTCAACAATCCGAACGGTGGGCGGTGTCAGATGGATGAACACATACGAGCCATCCAAGCGACGAAATCGGCCAAATCCTCGGTTCTGCAAGAAACGTCTGGATCGGACATACTTGAATTCATATTCTGTATAGAGCGACCCATCGCGCCGGCTCTTTTGAATTTCTTGCCAATATTGTTCATCCGACTCGATGGGCTGCGCACTTTCCAACTCGCCTTTGTCGTTGAACTTCCATTTGTGCCGGCCGATTTTAAACTCTGGAAGATCCTTCAGCACCTTCAGATGTGTAGTTGCAAATTTTCTGGCATTGCTCAAACTCCAAAGTTCCTCAAGCTTTAAGTCTGACCAACTGGTTATTTTGTGTAACTGTAGGTATTGGCCAGTCAAATTCTTTTCATTAATCAGGTGCTCGACATCCGCAAGCAATTCTTTTTCCTTTCCAGACAACGTGTTGGCCAAAAGATCATCTAAGCCCTTATCATTATTCGCATTTGGCAGTACATAGCCAAAATAGATCTCAACGTATAGCTCTCTATTAGTGAGCGTACGCATGTACTCTTTATAATTTTTGACAGCGGAAAAGAAGGCGCGCGGTCGGCGATCCACAGGATCGTTTATTTTGATTGAATGACTCAGATCATTCCAATCTGCGTCCAAAATAAAACAGACATCCTTGACCTGACATCCCTGTATGATCCGAATGAGATCCTCCGGAAGAGCACCATTCATGGCGATGTTTTGTATCCCCGACACGGCCACGGACATTAAACCGTGTTTACAGGCCGTCTCTGCTTTCTTTTCGCCTTCCTGAATAAATAGACGTTCTATTGTTTTCCCTGACTTAAAAGCTTCCCGGATGCGTTGTGGAATGTATATCGGCGTACCGGATCCATAGGGAGATTTGTATTTTGCCGGTTTACCTGCTTTATCTAGGTGATCAGATGGAAATTGAAATCGAACCCTGTAAAACTCTTTTTTCTTTCCGCTGGCCTGCCGCTTGGAATCTCTGAGCTCATACATTACGGGTAGCCCATCAAGGTCGAAATAGTCAATGATCACATCATCACCCTCTTTGTTGATGTTTCCTTTATCATCTACACTCCCAGGATGAAAGGTTCTCCATTGGAAAATGCTTTTGTTATCATCGTTCGTAAAAACAGTTGCCTGAACATCATCTGAAGTCAGTCCAGAGTCCGCTAACATCCTGGCACAAAAGGAATCGGCTGAAATACCTTTATTGCTTTTAGGCTTCATTGCCGGGAGTTTCTTAACAACCGGTTCCGGCTGATCAATGAATATGTTGCAAATCTCAGCCAAGTACTTCATCGCATCCGGGAATGATTTTCCCATTCCCTTCATAAGGAAGTCCAGCGGTGTTTTTCCCTGCAGCTGATTGCACTTAAAGCACTTGAATACTCCTCCCTCTTTTGCCGGATTGACAGATAAGCCTCGCTCTTCTCCGCAAATCGGACACTTTCCCACGAAACTACTTCCTGATTTGTGCAAGCTGATGTTATCCTGGATAACAACCATCAACTTATTTTCAGAAGCTTCTAAAATTCGGGTTTTATCTTGTTCTGATATATACATGATTTAAGGATTAAAGGGGATCTGTAATTGCCGCGCCAAAAAAAGTTCATAATTGGTACAGCCGATGTAATCACAAAGATTCTGGATTTCCTTTTCCGTCGGTGGTCGATCTCCTCGATACAGTAAACCGTAACGACGTTGGCCAATACCGGTTTCCCGATAAAAGTGCCTGGTAGGACGGAAACATTCCGGATGTTGAATCTTGTGTTTCAAAATCAAATAAAAAAGGCTTGGATTATCCATCTTAATCACCCAAAAGAGCTTCCTTACCAAGACAATACCGTAAATCTTCCTCGAGATTCTTCTCCGTCATGCCTGCTTTGAGCTTGACGGAAAGCCCTCCTGTTCCATCTCCGTAGTTTGCCACATTAGAGATATACTCAACAGAGGGCGACTCATCCAGTTCTAGGACAATGATTATACGGCTCAAAGGGGCAAAATTTGTAAAGACATTTACAAACCCATTAGCCTGACGGCCCATTTTGCAGCACAATTTGCCACTTTTAATTTCGACAGTTGGTTCCATATCATTCATTTTCAAAAAGTTTGTTTTTTGAGGCATAAGAAATAAATTCACTGACAGAGTGCAGTTTCAGCCGAACCAGTGCATTCCTTTTATGCTTTTTTACAGTCAGAATGGAAATATAAAGCTGCTCAGATATTTCTTCTAAACTGCTGGAGTTATAGATCATCCTCATGACCTGTAGTTCTCGATCAGAAAGTTTGTGATTAAATCTTGGGTTGCAGATTATCCCACAGTACGGACATTCTCCCCGAAGAGGGCAGGGAACAAATTCAAACCGGAATACGCCGTTCGCATCAATATCCGGACGTTCATCATACACACGGAAATTGCACCGAATAAAACGATGGGCCATCAAGTACGCATGATATTGTTGATTTGGTTTGCTTCGTATGTACGCCTTACTGAGAGCTGTAAATGCCTCCGGATAAAACTCATTGATGGGGTCAAGCATCACATTAGTAAACTCACTATCCGATTGCACGTAAATCCGCAGCGGTTCCCCATCCTGAGAGATCATAACATCACCGCCAGGAGTGCCATAGAATTCAATGTTCTTGAGTTCCATCTTGTTTTATTTCTTCGGGGAACAACACATTTACAGGAATCCCAAGCTCTTCAGATATTCTTTCCATTTTCAGTGGATCTGGACGGTAGGTTCCAGACAACCACCTTGAAACCGTGTTTTCTGTCACTTTGCAAACAGAGGCAATACGTTCACGAAATTCAAGGCAAGGCTGGATTTTTCTGACTTCTCCATAGTACTCAACAAAAGATAAGCCATTCGTTTTCTGCTCTTTTTGTGCCATTTTCTAACATTTTTTTGGTAGAACTTTGATTATAATTTGAATTCACTAAATTTGCATAGCGACGCTTTTAAATTGCGTTCTGCAAACTTAAAGCATTGCTTTGATATATCCAAAATATTTAAAGGCATTTTCAAGGCATTTTTGAAATAAATTCCTATATGACTGTAAAAGATAGGCTTACAGAATTTGTTGACTGGCTTAATATATCAAAATCTGAGTTTTGTAGACAGATTGATGTATCTAATGCCTTTATTTCATCAATTCGCAAGTCCATACAACAAGACAAAGTTCAAAGAATTGCCTTGAAGTATCCAATTCTCAATATCGAATGGCTTCTCACCGGAAAGGGCGAAATGTTGAAAAAGGAGGAAAAGCCGAAGGATTTCACACAGTCTGAAAATGAATTTTTGAGATACCTAATGGAAGAAAATAAAAAATGCCATAGGGTAATCGAAGATCAAATGGAACTAATGAAGGGAATGCAGCATACCATCGAGAATCTGCAAAACCAACTCAATAATGAAAAAAGCGAAGCATCCGTTGCCCCCGAGGCGGGTGCCGGATGTGCCGTTGCAGGGTAATCGGGTTTGGAATGAAAGTGAAGTTGTACTAAAAACTAACTCCAAAATGGAATTCAATACAGAGGAAATAATTGCAATTATTGGCATTGTCATCGCAGTTTTAATCGCGATGACAACATTGATTTTGCAATATTATCCACGATATAAACGCGCTTTTAAACACCTTAAACTTATTTTTTATAGTACAAAAAGTCTTTCAGATGAGATAAAATCACTTTTAAATGAAATGATTACAAAATACAATATTGAAAATGAAATATTTTTTGAAAACATCTCATACAAAGCGTACCTAACAGTTCTTGAAGAAATGGGTAAAAAGGATTTATCCGATGATGTAATTAATAATCTCGAAAAGACATTCAAAGAATCTAACAAAATCAAACTGCCAATTAAGGAGACAATTCAATCAATGGTTGAGAGTATTACCCAACAGAATAATGCACTAGTTGTCGTCCGAAATAATCTACTTACAAAAAGAATAATCTTTGAAGGTTTTTTGAAATAACTTTTATTCCTCATTCGGATGTAGGGCAGCGACAGTAAGATTATCGGTTTTGGAATTAAAATAGATCTATACTAAAAATGATGGTCATGGAACAATTTGTAGAATTCACTAGGGATGGAGAAGCAGTATCTATAAATATTGAACACATCAAATATTTCAAAAGCGACAAAAATGGAGGATCCTTAATCTACTTGTTTAACGAAGACCCTTTCTTTTTTCATGTAGATGATGAATATGAAGTAGTGAAGTCGAAACTGAGTGTAAAAAAAGAGCTTACAGAACCGGATTATGGTCCAATGTATCAATAATGAAAAAGCCATAAATCATTACAGGAATGAGAGAAATAGAACCATTCAAAGTGGGAGATATAATTCGCCTGAAGGATGTGAATAAATTCACAAACAGCCGATTACTGAACAAAGATGTAAACGCTTTTGAGATTCTTGTAATTGAAGATGATTACATTAAACTAACATTTCACGAAGATCTTATTCCTTCAAATGAGATTTTACCAATACCAATCAATGGTGTAGATGACATTCGTATCTATTTTGATCCTATAATTGCGGCTGGTACATATTTTCACAATCAAAATGCAAAACCACATATTACCGATTATTCTTATTACATGGAGCACTTTAAAAGATTTTTTATACAAAACAAAAACAACTACTTATACGATATAATTATTAAGAAAGGCTTCAAATTTGTTCACGAAATTCAACATTACATGAGAGAAGAGCAGCACGGTAAAGCGTTAAAGATTCACGCTTAATGAAAAATACAGAAATCAAGAAAAATCAGGGATACAAAAAAATATACATATAAGAGCCCACTCCGAAAAGTCATTTTTACCGATTTTTTGATTCTTAAAGCATTGATTATCAGGATCTATTTTTGTGAAAAATGGACAAAATAGACTTTTCGGAGTGGGCTCATATAAATTAATTATAATTAGAGGATTAGGAGTATGTTTTGACTCTCTCCGTTGCTCCCGAGGCGGGTGTCGAATGTGCCGATGTAGGGTAGTCGGGTTTGGTTATAAAATGATTTTGTACTAAAAACTTATTACATGAATGAAGAGCGGCTTGAAAATCATGTTTTAAATATGATCTATGAAGAATTGAAGCAGGCAAACGTTAATCGTAACTATGCAGGCGACTTGATAGACAAACAAGTCATGAGTACAACTTGGTTTAATGTTGTTATTGCAAGTTTATCAGCTGGAGGTGCTATCCTTTCGATCGTGGGGTCCCTTATACCTATAATTACGTCAGGATTGGCCGCTATTGGTTTGTTGGCAAACCAATTTTACCCCGTTTTCTTTTTAAAAACTGACGATTTGACTAAACTTATTCGTCTACAAACAGATTATAATATCTATTTCAATAAAGTACAAAACCTATTTAATATTGCAGACGCACGAGGCATGAGCGCAACAGATGCCCAAAATGCATTATCAAAGCTTATTGAGGATAATGCATCTAAAGCAACGGAAATCAGCAAAATTTTCGGAAAAATCAATAAAAAGATGGAAAAAAACGCTATCGCAAAAAGTGAAGAATACCTAAATTCAGTATATCATGACAGTGAAGATTAATTCTATAGACAAGATTGAAAGTCTTATTGACAGCGATATACAACCAGGCGCTAAAATTAACGAAGAGCTAAAAATAAAAATTGGTATTGTAAGAAATGAATTACAACCAGGCACTGGATCTAGCAAAAGGCCAAAACCTGGAAAAAGGATCCCCCAACCACCAATTCCAAACCGAAATCCAAATATTGCCAATATAATCCTTTCTGTTAAAGAAGAAATCAAAACAAATAAAAAAAGAAAAACTACAATGAGAACAATTGAAGAAAAAGGACTTCCAAGGCCAGGCGATTCACAAAGGCCACAACCAACACCTGGAACTCAACAACCAAATAGAGGACCCGGAACAAGGCCAAAATAATCGTTTCTATGGTCTCGGTAGTTCAATATGCTCGACCTTAACCCCTTTTTTAGATAATAACTTTGAGAGTTGCCATGCGGCATATTCCTTAGTATGTAGATTTGCACTATTCTTATAGTCAGGTAAACGGTCAAGAATCCCAAAGATTTCCAATTCGGTTATTTTCTTTTTTCTTCTGAAAAGCATATCTGTTTTTTGATAAAGTTACATCAAACAGAACGGGAATAAAGGACAACTTGGAATGGTTAAAATGATAAACTTTAAGCTTAACCGTTTCGATAAACAGATGCAAAACATTGATTGTCGGAGCTTTACTCGAGTCGCGCCCGGGACAGATACGGGACAATATATGCAAAAAAAGGTCTAAAATATTTCTTTATGTATTTAGTAATCAATAGTTTATGATTTTCAAAAAGAACAGTTCGAGTCTTCTCATCCCGACTAAAGAGGCTGAATCTTGTGATTCAGCCTCTTTCTGTAACCAGGGAAAAGATATCCGCTACTTTCCGAGTAATTCTTCCAGCTTCTCTTCCAACAGTT